TTTCAATGTACTTTTTTTCAACACTAAACCCCACTCCTGTCCCACACATTAAAACATATAGTATTTCATCAAAAGCTTTTGGATGGTCAACAGGTATATAGGAACAATTATATCCTGCAATATTTTCCTTTTCCAAAGCCGGACCGGCGGTCATTAAAGCCCTCATTGACGGCATAATTTCTAAATTTAAAACTTTATTTTCTAAGTATTCCCTAGTCTTTTTGTCAAGAATATAACTACACTTTTTTTTAAGATGTACTTCAAAAAAATCAAAGTATCTTGCAACCGTTTCATGCCATTCTTCTCTTCTATTTTCTTCGGGTAACCATCTAGCATATCTAGATTTATGAATAAATTGTTGGTATACGGTAGGCAGTTCTTTATTTGTCGTCATTTTGTCTCCTTTTCATTACAGTTAAGTTTCTAATATGGGTTACGGTCATAAAAACATTTAAAGTCATCATAAAATAAAAATTATTTTCAATAACCCACAGCCACCAAAAAACTTGAGAAAATAATCCTATCCAAGGTGCTTTTAAAGAGCCGTTTCCATAAAAATAAACAGAAACACAAGCACTTATTGCAGCACATACTTCAAGTATTGGGATATCACCGTAAGTTAATAAGTGTAGCATTCTTTGTTAATATATTAAAGAACAATTCTCCTTTTGCTTTAAATTTATTTGGGATTTCTTTAACTACTTCGTTTTTACATTCAGATCCTTTAATTGTCCATGCTTGTTTTAAATCTTTTCTTAAAATATAAAAAGTTAGTTCATCTTTATTTTTCATCATATCTAATAGTCTTTTTTTTCGATAAGGAATATGTATCGTATTCCAAGAGGGTGGCCATTCTTCCTTCCATCCTAGTTTTACTTCAACTTCGTGATAAGATTTAATTGGTTGTACTACCATTATATCGGCATCATAACTTTCAACATCAGGAAAAAGTTCACAACCTAAACTTTCTAAAAAATTACGAACAGCTAACTTTGCAACGTTATCCCATTCTTTATAATTTTTGTGATCAAACTTTCTTTTGTTATTTTTTAAGGTATTTTCCATTATTCTTTTGTTAGTAAATTAATATAACGATTTAAATACCAATTAGCTTTTTGTAAATCTTCTAATCTTTTTCCTTTATAATTACATCTCCAAGTATATTTCATTACTTGTCCTCTTAAATACCCTCGGTATTCTTCAGGTGTAAGTGCAGCCTCTATAGCTTCAATACATTCAATGCCTTTGTCATTATATTTATAATGAGGTGGGCTGTTTACTGGATCTTCCATTGTTGTCTCCTTTTAATCATCGATAACTTCATCGAGGGCTTTCATGTTTAATAGTACGTTTAATCTCTTTCTTTGAAAATTAGTATCTTTGGGTTCTGTAATAAGTTTTTGAGCAAATGTTCTAACTTGTTTGTAATTAAGATTGGCAAGGTCACACACATCGACAAACCAAGATGCTGTGACTCCTGTTTGTTTTGTAAACCAACGTACTGCATCGTGTTTAAAAATAAAACTTTCTTTAGATAAAACATTGGGAGAAGAGGCATCCAACAAAGCTTGGTAAATAACGGCTCTAAATAAAGTTCTTTCATTTTCGCCTTCCTTTATTGTTGACTGGTCTCCTTCCGATGAATCCACTGTGTATTTTATGTGTGTCTTGTGTGTTGTTTTGTTGTTTTTCATTAATCCACTCTATAGGTACGTATTTTTCAGCCCATAAAAAATTATTTTTACTTAGCCATTGAGCATAGGTGGTTTTACTTCCTTTGTAAAGTTTTGATTTAGAGTTTTGTAAAATAAAACGTATATCTAAATGTGGTAGTTGTTGTTTAATTAATAAATGTTTTTTTCTGTCTTCTTTTACAAACCTACCTTTTATCTCTATGATGATTCCATTCTCTAATAAAACATCAGGAGTGTATGTATGATTAGATTCTGGAATAATATAATGAATTTTAATAGTTTCGTATTTGTAAGGAATTAATTTTTTTGTGAGTTGTTCACACACATTAGCCTCAAACTTAGACCTAAACTTTTTATTTTTTTTTAATTGTGGAACCATTATGGAATGTCCTCAGAAACATTTGGCTCTTTTTTTATCTCAGTAAACCATCTCGGTCCGTTGCTATAAATAAATTTTCTTAATCCTTTTCCATCGTTTGAATCATCCCAACAATCTACCTTAAAAGAACAATAACTACATTCAACAGATAGTTTACGATTACCACTCATGCCGTCCTCTATATCTTCATAACAACGGGGTGGTATTTTGTTTTTGTTTGACAAACTTTTTTTTAATTTTTTTATTTTTTCTCTAACATTAGGTAGGTCTTCGGTGTTTGGTGTTGCCAATGCAATTGCACCACTTGTTTTATCGATAGCTAAAAAAGCTAATTTGTCATTTGATTGAGCATCTCCATAAGCTTTTATTTGAGATAAGTATCCAAAAGAATCATTTTCTTTTGTTATGTTGTTTGTTTTAAATTTTTTAAACCCATATTGTGATGCAGACTTAACATCAACGACCCATCCATCTATATTTGCATCTTGATGTCCAACAACCTCTTCTAATTTTAATTCTTTTTGTTCATCAGATACTGTGTGTCCTGCTGTTTTAGCAAAAAGCAACAACAGTTCTTCTAAAATGTGACCATATAAAAATTTTATTTTTACATAAGGAGGCAGATGTTCTTTTAATTTTGGCTTATGATACTCGTACCACAACTGTCTAGCTGGCTTTCCTAATCCAGACATCCTTAATTTTCTTGGCTTTCCTTCTGAGTTTTCTGTTAATGCAGTTAATATTGATTGGCTAACATTTTTACAAAATATATCCATATCTTTTTGAGTGGGTTTCTTTGAGTTTTTATCAAATAGCCCATAAATATCAGATACTAAGGTTTGAATGTTAGCCATCAATTATTCCTTTTAGGAGTGTTTGTTAATAATACTAGGAGACAAACCTAAAAAGGAAGTTCATCGTCGAGTTCGTCTGTAGCACCCTTAGTAGACGTAGTTTTAAAACCTCCGTCAACATTTGGCAAGTCATCTGTATCTTTCTTATATTCTACAAGATCAATAACTTGAACTGCTTTTAGACTAGCCCCAACACCTTTTTTACCACCATATGTCCAATCATAGACATCGAATAAAACATTTACTTTTGAGCCGTTACCAATTAATACTGTATCAGGAATTGGATTCTTAGTAGAATCAACAACTCTCACAGAAGTATTAGTTGTTCCGTCTTTCTTCTTGTGGTTTCTTTTAATTTTAATATAATCTCCTCGATCATCTTCATCATTCTTAACTCTTGGAGCTAGTCCTAAACTATTTAAAGTTTTTTTAGTTTTTGAATCAATGGCTACGTCGATTGAATAAATTCCATCGGGATTGAATTGGTCGATGGCAGGTTTATGAACCTTTGCCCAATGTGCTATACCAGAAATCATTGGCATAATTATCTCCTTTTTTTAAAGTTGTGCTTTTAATTAATTAAAAGCTTTTCAATTATAATTAATATAGTATTCAATACAATCTGTCAAACGTTTAATGGGTTTCTGACCAATTGTTTCCAATTGAATACTCACTATCTAGTGGACAGTTAAAGTCTAATTGTTTTTCTACATCTTTCATTGCCTCCTTTGTTAAGTTACCAAATTCTTCAGCTTGTTCTTTTAAAACTTCAAACTGAACTTCATCATGGACATTAGCTACAGGTCTAGCATCCAAATTCTGTTGTCTTAATTTACGTACAATATTAACTAACCACATTTTACAAACAATACTGCCAGCTCCTTGTAGTAGAACGTTTAACGCAGAATGTTGATTACGTACTGTCAGATATCTTCCGTCTACGGCTTTTATTCTTCCTGTTCTAGCCGATTGATCTACATATTGCCTTAATCTTTTTAATGCAGGTATAGCATTTAAAAATCTTTCTCTTAACTGTCTTCCCCTTTGTATGCCACCTCCAACAATAGATCCTATTTTTGCATCTCCAGCTCCATACAACCATGCATAAATAAATGTCTTTGCCGTAGGTCGGTCAGGAAGTTCAGCTAACTTTTGATTATAAGTGTGTATGTCTCCATGCACTACTTCTTTAGTATAGTCTGGATCATCAATATAATGTGCAAAACATCTTAGTTCTAAAGATGCTGCATCACTTCCTATTAAAACATATTTATCTTGGTCTTCTATTGTCCAACACGATCTGCATTCTTTACCATAAGGAGAATACACAGCTGGAATTTGAGCCATATTAGGACTATAGTGACTCATTCTATGGGATACACATCCAAGTGTTATAACTCTGCCGTGAACTCTTCCGTTATCTTTTACAATATTTAACCACGATTTAATTTGTGATGTTCGTTTGTTTAATAATAAATAACGAGAAATTTTTTTTGCTTCAGCTAAATCAATTTCAGATAACACAGCTTCGTCAACAATTGGTCGTTTAGTTGGTGTAAATTTTTTTGGTTTCCAACCTAAAGATATAAGTCTTTCTGCAATTTGTTTACGAGAACCTGGATTAAATATTTGTATTACATCTTTTAAAGAATTACCTGTTTTTTCTGATATTCTTTTATGAGTAATGGGCGAAAATATTTCTTGTAACTCTTGTTTAATAATTTCAGACTCGTCTGTAAGAGTCGCCACTAAAACATTAGCTTTTCTTTGATCTAAATAAAATCCATTTCTTTCTTGCCAATTAATAATTGATCTAACTTTATGCTCAAGACTAACACTCTTTTTAGAAAAATCTTTAAGTTTTGTAGCCAAATATTTACAAACTCTACGTGTTAAGTCTACATCTGCCCTGCAATATACAAGCATATTGTTACTGTAATACTCAAAACTATCATCAAACTCAATCTTACCTTCTCCGTTTAATCTTTTACCCCATGCCTTTAAACTATGTC